TTAGAGATAAACAAAGAGCCTGGGTCGTTAAACCCAGGCTATTTGATGCCGTCTACGAGGAGAGGAAAGAAAGAGGCAAGCAAAGTGTAGCATTACCGCATACGCTTGTGCAACTCCTCTACAACTGCGTGGAGCGCCTCTGCGCCGCTCTGAGCCTCATTTAAATAGAACATGTCCCTAGTCTTTTGGTAACCAGACAAACAACGTCCTAGTTCGTATATTGCCTGGTCTGTCCACATCTCTAACTCACCTGTAGGTATCTTAGCAACACGCTTTGCTACTTTTTCAGAAAACGGCTTATTCCAATTAGGGTCAGATTTCTTCTTAAAAAAACTCATCGTATGCTCCATCCTCTGGCGACCAAGCTTTTCTGCCTCTCATCGCTTTTGCCATTATTTCGTCTATGTCATCATCTGTCAAAAGGTGGGGTTCCTTCACTCTTTTGTAAAAAATACCTGCGTAATACCCTGGGTGCGTAAAAGGAAACCTGAAGACTAGGCAACGGCCCTTGCGGTAGGGGGACTCTGTTTCTTGAGTAATCCCTACTTCAATAATAGGTAACGCTTTCTTATGCCAATATTGAAGCGTTCCAACGTATAGTGGTCCAAATGTTTTCATAAGTAGTCTTTGAATAGTTCCTCTGCGCTAAAGCTTTGTAAGCTTGACTTACCTTTAAGTACTTTTTCAATAGCTGTCTCGCTATTTTGAATGTCACTAGCCGACTGCGCCGATGAACTAAATTGTGCTTTTACACCCTCTGATAAAGAGCCCATATCAGCAGGGCCCATATCAGGCCACGTATCCAAACCCTCTTCGCGAAGATACTTACCTGTTGACGAACTATTACGAAGCCCTACCCATATATCAACGGGTACATTGTTATACTGCCACCAAGTATTATCACGGAACACAATTATAAGTGTCCTGCTAGTTGGGTTATACCCAATGGTGAGTGCTCGTGGACGCTTAGGGTTAGTAGTAGGCGCGGTTGTGAGCTCGGTGCCAACGTTTTGAACGTCATTAGGCATACCAACATCCCAACCCGTTTCTACATCTTCAGGTTGCTCTCGTGGCGAACGTTGTTCCGCACGAATACCAAACATAGCTTCATCAAATGTAGGAAGCCCTGATTTAGTTGTAGAAGTTTTGTCGTATCCCTCAGACATATTATCCCATGATGGGACCTTTGCGCGTTTAGCCATTATTCCTCACAAACGTGGTATTCGGTTTCTTTATCAAGTACACGTGCAGAGCATAGAGAACATCTTAAGTATTTTGGTGGTCGATAGTTGTTTTGAGCTGTAGCGCCTGGGAGAAAGTCAGAACCATCTTCAGAGATTGCTGGTTGATAATCATAAACTATCTCTGGTTCGGAAAGTGGATTACCTACAGTAAGTTCTGGTGGAAACGGCCCTTGCGGCGTCGTAACTCTGTTTGGTACGGGATGCGCTTGAACTGCTTGTCTAGTCGTTATCCGCATTTGAAGAAGCCGCCTTCTTCTTTGGAGCAGGCGTTTCAGATACTGGCTGGACTAACGGGAAATGACCAGACTCTGCGCGCTCTCGCATCCATACAGGGATACAGTTTTCGCAGTAGTTAACTGGATTAATTCCAGGGTCTGCGCATGTATACGCAGCAAGTTCAAAGCAATTGTCACATCTAGTCATGTGTTCCTCCAAATATATAGGCAATCAGTATATATGAAAAAGGGGGCGGTGTCTTACCGCCCCCTTTTTCTTTTAGATTTACTTAGTTACTCCGAAGGAGGTGTCCTTGGGGTTAAGTGCGCGGGCCAAAGGCCCTAGGATTGCTGCTAGGAACATACATCCCAGTGTCTTAAGGTCTGTATGGCCTGCTAGGTAAGCTCCCGCTACGGCTGCTAGAGCTGTGCGAAGGTAAGAAGCTGCCATTTCTTTAAGGCTTTGTGTAATCATGTTACTCTCTTTCTTGCGGAGGGTCCGCAAAGGAACAATACTACTCTTTATGGGTATCGTCAATATATTGGTCAAACCGCCCCTCAAGGCGGGTAACCCTGTTACCAATTACCTTTTGCTCATCACGGAGCTCTTTTACAATAGGTAGGATTTGTAGTTTAACAACATCTAGAAGTGAGCTACCGCCATTGTGCCTAAGCTCATTTATTGGCTCTTCCATAGACTTGCTAGAAGCTACTGCTTCGTTAACTGCTTTTTTAAAAAGCCTCCACGCAATACCGCCTATAATAACAGCTACTCCTGTGTACGCAGCAATAATAGTTGCAATGTCTGTAGGTGACATATATATCCATTCTGTGTCTTTTATCATATAAACAGAATGGTTGTCCAATTAATATCCCAAAATATGCGAATTAATACAAGTTTACACATAAATAAATAAATAAAACGTTAAACAAACGTAGTTCAACTTGACATTATCTGTAACTCTTTGGTTTGCTAGTACATGACTTAGGCGCCGTATGGGCGCCTTTGCCGACTGAGAGGAGCAGAAATGCTTAATATCAGAAAAGATAAGTTAGAAAAACTAGCGGTATTTGCAATTTACGGACTACTGTTTGGAGGACTCCCGCACGCGGTTGCTAACGCAAACGCTGAGGGGGCTGTACAGACAGTAAAAGTAGTAGAGCAAGTTTCTGTGGACCCGCTAAAGAAGTACAAAGGAGCAACAAAGTTGTCGGACACTGATTTAGTAGAGCTGCTTAGCGCGGTTGGTTTTGAGGGAAAAGCTCTCAAGGTCGCGTATGCGGTAGCTAAAAAAGAATCTAACGGCCGCCCCTTAGCCCACAATGGAGATAGAAATACAGGCGATAACTCTTACGGCGTATTCCAAATTAATATGATTGATAATTTGGGAGCTGACCGTCGTGAGAAATTTAACCTAAAATCAAACACTCAACTCTTCGACCCAGTTATTAACGTACAGATTGCGTTTCACATGACTTCGGGTGGCGAGGATTGGTCCTCATGGAAGATTATTCCAGGCAAGGACAACGGAGCACGATATCAGCAGTACTTAAAAGAGTTTGCTGAATTAAACTAACCCTTTAAACTAAAAAGCCCCAGCCAATTGGCTGGGGCTTTTTACTTGGGTGGTTATGAAGCTGTTGCCCAAGGTGTAATTGTGATTGTTGCTGTTGTAGCCACTGAAGCTGTACCAGCTGCAACTGACTGAGACTTGATTGTCCCAGCAACTGCTACCACTGCACCTGTAAGCTCTGTAAGAGCCAATACGGTTGTAGCTGTCGTTGTAACTGTGAATGTGTTGTCTGTAAGACGTGTGACTGTGTAGGTACCGTTTACTGTCGCATCAACAGATGAGAGAGTAACCTTGTTACCTGTAACAAAGCCGTGTGCGGCGTCTGTGATTGTTGTAACTCCAGAACCTGCTGTACGAGCTGCCGCTGTCACAACACCTGCAGCGTTTGTAGCTGCTGTAGCTGTAGTGATGCTAGCTGCTTCGTAACCAGCATCGCGAAGCTTGTCAATAGCTACTGCTGTGGTATCACCGAGTACGTTTGGAACGTTGATGTTACCTGGGCCAGCGCCATCGTATGCAGTACGAGCAGTTGTTGACTCTACCTTACCGTAGCTCTGGCCTGTAATAAGACCAGCGTTAGCTGCGTTAGTTACTGTAAATGAGAGCTTGTTGGCTGTAGCAACTGTTGCTGCAGAGAGGTTATAGGCTGAGGCTGTAAGGCCTGTGATGTTTACTGTATCTCCAGCAGAAAGATTATTCTGTGAAGTGTAAGTAACAGTTGTTCCGTTACCTGTTGCAGCAGTAACCATGTAGTTTCCTTCAGCTGCGAGGAAGTCAGGGTATCCTGCCCAACCAGCTTCTGCAATGTCATGGCTATCAAGTGCTGCATCTAGTCGAGCGCTTGCAACCTGAGTTGTAGCTGCCCATGAATAGTCCGCACCGACTCCTGGAAGAAGTCCGACAACAGCCTTAGCAAGAGCTGTTGCTCCTGTTACTGCTGAGCCTGTAGCTGCGTTAGTTACTGTAAATCCTGTTGCTGCACCTTCTGTTCCAACAAGTGCTGTAATAAGAACGTTTGTTAGATTAAAAGCTGCTGTTGAAAGACCTGTGATTGAAACAGTCTGTCCTACAGTAAAAGCGTTGTTAGCTGTGTAAGTCACTACGCCAGTATTTGCTGACGCAGCTGTTACTACAGCACTTTCGTACGCTACCTCTGTTGTACCGCGTGTTCCACCGAAGTTGGTAACCGAACCTGCACGGTCATCATTCGGCTGCATTGGGTTCTGCCCCCAAGCGCGGTCAACTCTTTGGTTGCCTGATGTATCTGTTGCCATTGATTATTTCCTATCTATAGATGTGGGTTTAGCAATCCCATGCGCGAAGGGATTTATTAATTCTACTATTTGGGTCTTTTGCAGTCTTGCTAGACGTATTTTGTTTTTTCATGCCCTCCATACGAGCGCAGAAAGATTTGCGGCGAGCTGCCGACTTTGGTGATTTCTTTGCTTGTTCTTTCTTTACGGGTGGCTTTAAGTTAGAGCCAGGGTTAGCCTTTTCATAAGACTTACGGCCTTTTTCATTTAAGCCGCCCTTCTCGTTCTTTCCCTCTTTCTTTTGCCAAGCTTGTGACGTAGCCATTACGGTGTACCGCCATCTATAGATGTAATCATAGAAGAGTTAATTTTCCCCCAAGATGGGTTTGCTCCTCCGATAAGCGCCTGTGCGGACGTACCGACAGCAAGGCGTGATACAGTACCAGAACCTGTACCTACAATTAAGTCGCCTGTTGCGGTTACTGTTGATAGTGGGACTTTTGTCGTATCTGTTGGCACTGCCCACTTAAGTCCAGTAGCGGTTGCGCTATCTGCAACTAAAGCATGGTTATTAGTACCTACACCTAAACGAACTACTGTCGCAGAGCCAGTTGCCGCTAAAAGGTCTCCCTTTGTAGTCGCTGTGGCAAGAGGAACGTTTCCAGAGGCGGTTCCTATAAGGTTGCCTGTAGCATCAATATATGTTGTTGCAGAACCTGCTGAGGTCTGCCATTCCTGAAGGTTAGCTGATTGGCCTGAGGCGCCTTTTACAATAATACCCTTAGTAGAAGATGTCCCTGCAGTAATAACGTTTGCGTTGTCGCTTGTTTTACGAATGTACTGGGAGTGAGAGTCAGAGACTATACCTGTCTCAATGTTAGCTAAGCGAGACTTAACATCAGCATATGCCGTTGAGCTAGCGGTAAACGTTCCGCTCGGAGACGGTGTTGTGGATGTAGCTGGAGTTGTACCTAAAGTGATTTCAACAGCTATTACCTCACTCTGAATGTTATTTGGGTGTGAGGCGTCAATAATCTCAGTGATATTTACGTGGGTAGGGAAAGTTGCTATTTGACTTGGGTATGTAGCCATTTGTATCCTTTCAGTTGCTACTCATTAAGGTAGAGTAAATTAGATGTTTTTTCCGCTTAAACTTTTAGTTTTGGCTCTCACCCTGAACACCTTTTCCAGGAGTTCTATACATAGCAATGCGTGGGCGCTCTTGTGTATTAATAAACAAACGTCTTATGCCAAACCTAGAATCACTCAAAGTTATTGGCTTTTGAATCTCTTTCTTAAACTCTTTCTTTCTCATGGGCTATACCTATTCCATTGACGTCCGTGTGTGTCGACTACTTTAATAGGTTTAATACCTACGTCGTACCCAACTCTAGTAACACTGTCCCGTCCCCTACGGCCCCTACCAACAGTTGCGCTAGCTTTAGCTGCGGTAGCTGTGGTCATCGTAGGTTCTAACTTAACTTTAGATTTACGTTTAGCCATTCTTTTTCCACTGGCGCGGTACGTCTGTAATATTATAAACAGGTTTTCCAAAGGTTGGGCCTTCTTCTAAATCA